CAAAGAAGATTGAGGATGCTGAGATCATACTTCCAGAGGATGAGGACTTGACAGCGCAGTTGACTTGCAGGCGTACAATCACCAACAGCAAGGGCAAGCTTGGCGTGGAGTCTAAGGACTCAATGCGCGCCAGAGGCATAGCCTCACCCGATAGGGCTGACGCGCTGGCCTTGTGCCTCAGTAGCACAAATATGGGTCTTGACTTGACATTTCAGATAGAGCGTCCAACTTGGAAGTCACTTCAAGAAATGATGGTATCCCACGATCCCGTCATGGCTGGATTTGACCCAGGAGGATAAACACTATGAATATCTGGAATTGGATTACTTCAAATTGGCAAGAGATCGTAGCCGCTGTTGGTGGCATCGTTCTTGCGGCTCGCATCATTGTTAAACTCACACCGACCCCAGCGGACGATACGTTCTTGGAAAAGATCGTAAACTTCCTCAAGACAGTCGGACTGAATATTAAATAATCTTTTGTGCTGCGTGCAATCCTTGAGATCATCGCAGCCGTGTTTCGCATCATTCCAGGTTGGAAAGAAAAGCGAACACAAAACCTTGAAAACGATTGGCGCAAGAATCGCGAAGCTATTGAGCGTGATCTGCATGGTGAGTCTTGGTGGATGCGCAACAACAACGCCAGTAACCCAGACGACAGGAGCAGTTGAGTCTTTAGTACGAGATGAAAACTATTCTGCTGTCCGTACTGCTGATCCAAAAGTACGCGCTTGGGCAAAGCGCGCTTTACATTACGTCAACGATCTGTCATTTGAACTGAGCAGAGAAAGACAAAAATGAACGCTAAAGATACAGCAAGAACAGAATATTATACGAGAATCATCGAGGCTCTTAACCAGCGCGAGACTTGGGAGAACCGCCAGCGGTTGTTCTACCAAGCCCGCTACTTTGGCGTACGCCGTAAGGTCAAGCCTTGGCCTACAGCCGCCGACCTGCACGTTCAGTTGATTGACACAGCGATTGAGAAGCTGAAACCCAGCTTCGTCAACAGCGCGATTGGCAACGACATCCTTTCCAGTTTCGTACCGATGCGCCAGCAGTTGGCTCCTCTGACAGTCTCAGCCGAGCGTTGGTTTGATTACCAGATGCGCGAGCGTACCAACTTCCAGAAAGAGATTGTTTCTGTAATTGACAACTTGCTCCTCTACGGGCGTGGCGTGTCAAAGGTAGTCTGGAACGAGGACAAGAAGCGCATTGACTTTGAGGCTATTGATCCCTTCCATATTATTGTCCCTTCCTATACCAAGGAGTTCAAAGATGCAGATTTCATCGTTCACATCATCTCAACGAGTGTCGATTCCTATAAGGCAAATCCCTTGTACAAGCAGGATGAGGACTTTATCAAAACAATTTCGGGTAAAGCCTCCAAATCAGTGGGCTTACGAAGTGAGATTCAAGACGAGATTTACAGGCGTGAAGGAATTACTCAAGAAGCTGAGAACGACCGTATTGTCCTTTGGGAGATGTACACTCCGTCCGAGGATGGATGGAAGGTCGAAACTTATAGCCCGCTTGTTTTAACCGAAGATGTACGCAAACCTTTTACATTACCCTATCGTCACGGCGAACCACCTTTCGTAGATTTCCCTTATGAAGTTACTGGTGGCGGTTGGTATAGTCCAAGAGGTGTGGCCGAGATCCTCCTCCCGAATGAGAACCTCTTAAATAAGCTCAAAAATTCCCTAAGCGACTACGTGGAGCTTGCCAACCGCCCAGTTTTCGAAGCACAGAATCCCATCTCGCTAAACACATCGAACTTGAAGATGCAGCCTGGGCAGATTCTGCCACAAGGCTTAAAGCCAGTTCAGTTTAGCCAGCCTCCATTTGACTTCCAGAAACTGATGCTTGAAGAGCGTCTGCTTTCCGAACAGCGGATGGGCAATCCAGACTTTGGTGCTGGCTCGCAGTTCCAGGTGTCGGATCGTAAGACTGCCACCGAGATTCAAGCGTTGCAGTCGCAGGCAGCAGCTTCTGGCGATTTACGCAATCGTATGTTCCGAATGGGCCTAGCCCATCTCTTTAAGCAGTGCTGGTCGCTTTACACGCAGTACAACAAGAAAGACTTGATGTATCGCTATGCGGAAGAGACAGGCTCGATGCCACCCGAAGGCATCCACGATGAGTATTCGATTGAGCCAAAGGGTGGACTTGACTTTATTAACCGCCAGTTCGCGTTGCAGAAGGCAGTCAGCCGTATGAGCATGTTCCAAAATAATCCTTTCGTGAACCAAGGCGAACTGGTAAAGTCAGTGCTTGAACAAGACGATCCCTCGCTGGTCCGCAGACTCTTCCAAGATCCAAACGCAGCCTCTGGCGATCAAGCTGAAGATCAAGCGACTGAAATCGCGACTATGCTTGCAACTGGATTCCCCGTCGCAATCAAGCCTAGCGACGATCACAAAGCGCATATATCCGTTCTCTTCGCGTTTAACCAAGCGGCTCAACAGCGGCAACAGCAGGTCGATCAGAGCGCAATGCAAGTTCTAATGGCGCACTTACAACAGCATTTGCAGGCGTTGGAACAGATCGACCCCAACACATCTCGTGCTATCCAGAAACAGCTTCGTGATGCAGGTAAGGCTCAGATGCAACAGCAGGGGCAAGAATTGCCTCCAGAAGCAATGCAACAGCAACCCCAACCACAGGTAATTTAATATGGCAACCAGAAAACCAAATCCCAAAATAGCTCCCAAGCAAGCTCCCAAACCAGCACCTAAACCAGCTCCCAAGCCAGCCCCAAAGCCAGCACCGAAGCCAGCTCCGAAGCCAACACCCAAGCCAGCCCCTGCTCCAACGCCAGCACCTGCTCCATCACCGCTTGACTTGGTGCGCAACCCTAATTTTGATGCAGCTATGGCGCAGCAGAACTACCAAAACTCAATTGCAGCACAACGCGCAAGGATTGAGGCGGAGCGAGGGACACCAAGCGCAGATCCGACAGCACAACCATATGTGTTTGATAAATCCAAAGAGAGGGCAGGCAAAGAAATTATTTTAAGTTTTACTGGTGGTCAGTATGGCTCCGTAAATGATGAAGCAGCAAATGCAATTGCTAAAAAATACAATTTAGATATTGTTAATAAACCAAATCCAAATAAAGAAGGGGGTCTAAAAAATTACAGATTTTCAGTAAAAGGTGATGTGAGCAAGAGCTTGTCTGGAATAAAAAATGAACCTGGAGTTCAATATGCTGAACCAAATTTCAGAAGTTTTATTCCAGAGCGAGGACCAGATCCATTTATTACATATGAAGATAACAGAATGAGGGCTGCTCTTAATGGTGAAGAGCTTCCAACTGCCCCAGTTGGTTATGTTGAAGGATTTGATCGGAGTAAGAAAAACATTGATTACATTTCTCCGCAAGATCAGTTTGTAGACCCACAAAGCCCACAAGGTCAGGCCATGCAGGGATACCAGCAAAGTTTAAGGGATGCTTTATCAAGATATAATCCAAATGCACCAAGCCTAATGCCAATCCAGACACCAGGATCAAATGCATTAAATCAAGACCTAGCGAATAGAGGCATGGGTGGAGGAATACCTACCCCAATCCCAGAAGCCCCACAAGGTGCAATGGCATCTCAATATCAAAACCCACAAGGTGCGCAAGCCGCGATGGCAGCCTACAACAACTTCCTCCAGCAAGGTATTCAGAACAGCAATACATTGAACCAAGGCGCGATGGCAAGCTTTGCCAATACGCAACCTGGAATGCAAGTTCCGCAAGTTCCACAAGCAGGAGCGCAAGTTCCACAAGCAGGGGCGCAAGTTCCCCAGCCAACAATAGCCAAGCCTCAGAGGCCAAGCATGGTAACGCAACAACGCAGGCCACTTCCAGCACCAAGAAAGTTCTCGACAGTTCGTAATACACCAGCCAGATTTGGTTGATGAAAGTACCAGTAATGCGTGATGCCTTCCAAGCGGAAGGCTTGGCAAAGCTGTGTGAGTGGGCGAACGAACAGGGTGCAAATGGTAGGGCGGTTGAGATTGGTTCTTATAGTGGCGAGGGAACAGTAGTTATTGCAAAGTATTTTAAGGACGTTCTTGCCGTAGATCCTTGGCTAAACGGCTACGACATTAACGACAGGGCGAGTCAACAATGCCCGATGAAGTTTGTATTTGAGGCGTTCCAAGAGCGTGTATCTCCATTTAAGAATGTTTTATATAGCAGGGGCAAAAGCTTGGATGCGCTCCAATTCTTCAAGGATGGCGAGCTAGACCTAGTTTATATTGACGGAGATCATAGGCACGAAGGCGTGCTTGCAGACCTAAAAGGCTGGCGCAAGAAGCTTAAAGAAGGCGGGATTATGGCTGGTCACGATTGGAGTTGGAAGTCAGTCAAGATGGCCTTACTTGAGGAAATAGGACAAAAGGACTACACGCTATTTCAAGGCGATTCCTGGGCAATAAAGCTATGAGAAAACTAAAAGCAGCATTGGCGTTCATTCGCGATCAAGAATGGGTCAACGAACCACAGTGGGAGGATGAGGATGAGAAGGCGTGGACAGGCTTCTTGTCAACCCCAACGGGCAAACGTCTTAGTCTTATTTTGCTTAACCTAACCCTGCGTCAAAACGGCTCTGCTGTGATGAAGAAATCAGAGGCACTTGCAGACGCTTGTGGTTATGCTAAAGGATTTCGTGGGTGTGTTGCGACCTTAGAATCGCTCGCATCCCAAAAACTTAACTCCGCCATTCCAGGCTATGGGGATGGATCGGATGAAACAATAGCCGACTAACCTTTAGGCAGAATGACTCCCTGCCGACAAGTGTAAAGAAAGGGTCAAAATGGCAGATTCAATGGAAGTTACTGAACTGGATATGTTGAAACTTGCGGCAGCAGCCGATGCAGGATTGGAAACAGTCCCGAAGGATGAGCCAGAAGTTGAAACTGAAACAGAGGTAAGTTCAAGCGGAGATAACGAGCAAGAACCCGCGCTTGCAGATGAAGCCGAAAAAACAAAACTAGAAGCCTCGGATGAGGCTTCGTCTACCAAGGAGAAATCCGAGGAAGATAAAAGTTCTTTAACAACGCAATCTTCAGAAGACAAGTCGGAGTCGGCTTCCGAAAAGAAGCCTACCCGTTACGAGAAGGCTAAGTCACGACTTGAGAAGGAGTGGGAAGATGTCCGAGCCGAGAAAGCCAGAATCAAAGCAGAACGCGAACAGATCGAGGCTGAAAGGGCAAGGAAGACTTCAGAAGCTCCTCAAGGCGAGACAAAGACAGCAAGTCGCAAGTTTAGCGCGGAAGATTACAGGGAAGCGGCAAAAAGCTACCGTGATGAAGGCCGTGACGATCTTGCGAAACTCGCTGAAAACAAAGCCAGCGAAATTGAGGTTGAGGACAAGAAAGAGTTCCAGCAGAAAACCCAAGCAGAACTAAAGTCTGCGTGGGACAAGAATCTAATGGAAGAGGTTGATGCAAACCCCGAACTCAAAGACTCAACTACTCCTTTGTATAAAGCCGTAACGGAAATGTTGCAAAACCACGCAATCCTGCGTAATTACCCAGCGGGTATCAAGGATGCGGTTGGAATTGCAAAGGTAAAGCTCCAAGCGGAGTCCGCCTCCGATTTGTCGAAAAAGGTTGCAGAGTATGAGAAAGAACTTTCTCAACTCAGAAAAGCGACTACTCCAGCGTCAGGTCAACCCAAAGGTCCTGCCAAGACTAAAGCTTTTCACGAACTGACTCTTGATGAGCAAGAACGTGAATTGATGAAAATGGCAAGCGAAGTTGACAGAGGTTGAGTAGTCATAACAAACAAGGATACTTAATTATATGGTAACTACAGGCTCAGTCAGCGCGCAGTTCCAAGCTTACTTCTCAAAAGCATTGCTTGAACGCGCAATCCCATTGCTCCAGATGGAGCAATTCGCAATGAAAACCCCCTACCCGACCAAAACTGGCGGCAACAAAACGATACGCTTTTTCCGTTTTGGGGACCCAAGCATCACTGCGATTTCCGCCCTGTCGGAAGGAACAACCCCATCCTCTGGTGACGAGCGTGATCTCACGCTGTCTTCAGTTGAAGCCACGCTTGTCCAATACGGAAGCAAGATCATCCTCACCGATGTCGTTCTCGCAACCGAATTGTTCTCGCACTTGGCACAGGCCACCAAACAACTCGGCGAAGATGCCGCCCTCCACGCTGACACACTCTGTCACCGCGCGTTGGTGCAGGATTCCTCGACCAGCACTGGTACTGGTGTAGCAGTCAAGTCCTACGCTCGTTATGCTCAAAACACAACGAACGGCACGACCTGGGCTACCTCGTCCATTGCTAACAGCGCAATGACCGCCACCGACTTGCTCGATGGTGCGACTTCGTTGTTCATCGCTCGCGCTCCTAAGATCAAGGACGGCTACGCGCTTGTCGCGCATCCTGCCGTTATCCGTGATCTACAGCAGGACGATGATTGGTTGAAGGTTTCGAGCTACTCGAATCCCGAAGCCATCTATAAAGGTGAGATCGGTAAATTGTTTGGCGTGTCGGTCATTTCCTCGACCAACGTCCAGACCTTTAATACCTCCGCCTCTGGTATCGCTGAAAACAGCGTAGGAACAACTGGTGTTAACACTGGTTACGCAAACGTCCTCCTCGGTGGTGGCGCGTTCGGAGTTCCTAGCTTGTCCTCATTGGCCGCCTCTGGCTCGCCCTTCGCCCCGAAGGTCACGATCCTTGATGCTGCTGATAAGAGCGATCCTTATGGACAGCGCGTTGTTGCGTCCTTCAAGACGTTCTACGCGGCCAAGCAACTCGATCCTCGGTTCTTCCGAGTCATCGTTGCGAAGTCCAACTACAGCTAATAATTAAATGGGAACCATGCTAGTCATTGGTATGGGTCCTCGGAAAGCTGGGGAGGGTAAAACCTCCCCAGCCTCTTCCACCAAGGAGAAGTCTATGAAAGAAGGATTGGTTAAATTGCCGATCTCTATGTTCGAGCTAGGTGAAGGCGAAGAAAACGCCACACCAGAAGCTGGAGACATGGTGGAATTGGAAGGTGTAGTGGAAAAAATCGAAGGTGGTGTGGCTATGGTGCGTGTAAACAACGCTATGGCTGAAGCATCTGAAGAAGAATCCGCTGTACCCGAAGAGTCCGAAGAAGACCGTATGATGAAGATGGCCGAGGAGTCGGATAAGGAAAACTATAGCTAATGCCTGTTTACCAGTACGAGGACACCAGAAATGGGAAAGTTGTCGAACTGGAAAAGGCTGTGGCCGAAAGGGATTCTGTCCCTCGTTACCTTAAACGATTCACCGTCCCACAAAGATTGAGCCTAGTGGGGGTTGGCGAACCCCTCGACAACCCGCTGGGAGTCAATCAAACAAATCTATTGAAGGGGTACTATCGCCAAGAACAAAAGCTTGGCAGTAGATTCAAAAGCAAGTACACGCCAGATAGCATCAAACGTGCGACTTTAAGGAGAAAAAAATATGGCATCTGAGTTTCAACGCAGTCCAATTAAGGCGAAGAATAAGTCCGTTCGTATTGACGGATCTAACTTCGCCAATGTGATTGAGTTCACGGCAAGCTCCAGCGGTGGCACAGTTAATACTGTTGCAACAGCCCCTGCGTCCTTGAATGTGACTCTTAACGGCACATCCTATCGGATTGCCTTGCACAGCTAATGTCACGCGCATTAGATAAATTCCAAGGTCAATACGGATTTTCCGTAGGGACACAAGGAACAGCTCCTGCTGGCTACTGGGCGATCCAGATGCTTGCGGATACCACGTTTAGCACGATCAGTGGTAAATTCGATGGTACTCTGACAGGCGTTACGATTGGCTCTGGCAACATCATCTATGGCGAGTTCAACAGCTACACGGCTGGAACTGGCCGAGTGATCGGCTACATAGCTGGTTAATGATTCAAGTAATCACATCGCCAAAGGTTCTATCCCTTGGCGGGTGATTGCATTGTAATTTTATGCCTTCGCTAAGTCTTAATGTTGGATTAAACAACGGAAGAAAACTGCCCTTTGGTGGTGGAGGTGCGCCTAGTGGGATTGTTGTAGCCACCACAAACGCAGTTAATATATCTGGGAATAATAGCGTTGTTCCAGACGGCACATATACAAAAGTTACTTCAAGTGCGACTAGAGTTGCTGGTTCTGCTGTTAGCGATAAAATGTTTGTTGATACTGGCTTGGTTTATTTGAAAGAAGCTGGCTATGGAGATGCTGATTTTCCAACTGCACCTTATGGATATATTTTAATTCCTCCAAATACAACATTTACAGCAACGTTTTTCAATCCACTTTCATCTGAACCATATTGGAGGGCTGGTAAGGTTTATGGACTTCTTGGAGAGGAAACCAATGATTTCGTAATGGCTGCAATATCCCAGAATGATTCTGAAGATGCAACAATCATCCCCACATCTGGCTGGTCTTACGCCATCACCATCACCGCCGCTTGATGAACATCCCGCTGGTCATCCTCTGTCTCGGTTTTGCCTCCTGTTCGCCACGGCAACACGACCAGCGTGATGTGAACCGATTACCAGATTATAGCGACATGGGAGCAGCCTATGACGCAGGCCAGGTTAAGCCATGAGCGAAGAACAAGTCTGGAATATGGAGGTTAGGCTCGCCAGAATGGAGGAGCGTCAAGTTCAGCTTTACGCGATGGTAGAAAGGTCACTTGCTTTTCATGGGGATGTTGCTAATAGATTAGGTGCGCTAGAACACCTTCGGACGAAGGTTCTGGCTGTAGCTGGGCTAATAGGGCTTGCTTGCTCGGTAGCCTGGGATGTCCTCAAGAACCGCTTTAACGGATAGGAGAATAAACAATGCCCAATTTCACAGCAGGAACTTCATTCACAGACGGCGTAACCAATGACGTAACGGCGGCCAAACTTAACGCATTGGTAGCCGATGCCGTACCCACTTCCAGCCTCGCCCTAGCCAGCACTAGCGGGACTATCTCAAACTTCACATCCAGCACAGCAACATTCCTTGGCGCAATCACAGGCTCAACCAATGTAATTAACATTGGCAGTGGGCAGATTTATAAGGATGCGAGTGGCAATGTTGGGATTGGATTTACGACTCCTGGTTCTTACGGTGGGTATACAACACTTTCAATAAACAATACTACTGGTGGCTTAATTGATTTATGTTCATCTGGAACAGTACAGGGACAAATTTTTTCATCTGGAACTGAAATGCGATTAACAAAAACTGGCGCAAATCCTATTACAGCCTTTACAAACGGAGCGGAACGCCTCCGCATTGATTCGAGTGGAAACGTCGGGATTGGGACGACGAGTCCCGCCTGTAGGTTGCATCTGACTGGACCAGATGTGCAACTAAGATTTACAAATGGATCTTCCCATAAAAGACATTTGGCCGTCGTAGATGCAGACAATTCATTTAGAATAACAAGATCAGATGTTGCCGATGATATTGTTATTGATTCGAGTGGGCGGGTTGGGATTGGAACTGCGAGTCCTTCCGCCCAACTTGAACTTTCCACCGACAGCGCAAAGAAGCCGTCAACTAACACTTGGACAATTACATCCGACCAAAGGTTAAAAACCAACATTACAAACGCCGACAATAATCGGTGCTACGAAATTGTTAAACAAGTTCCACTTAAACGCTATACTTGGAAGGGCGAGGTTTATTCTCAAGAACAAGTAAAAGACAGGAGCAAATTGGGTTGGATTGCACAAGACGTAGAGGAAGTATTCCCCAAAGCTGTTGGAACTAGCAGATTTGCCTACAATCAAATCTTTGAGGACGTAATCACACCAGAATTGGATTCTGATGGTAATGCTGTTCTTGATGAGAATGGCGTAGCCAAAACAAAGACAGAGAAGAGATTGGTTAGCGAGGATGTTATTGAAGATTGTAAGGATCTTAATTCCGATCAGATTTATGCGGCTATGTATGGCACAATTCAAAAGTTGATTGAGAAAGTGGAGTCACTAGAATCCAAAGTAGCAGCTCTGGAGGCAGCTTGACCCTAACCGAAATCGCTCAATACGCAGGCGAGAAGGTTGGCAAAACCGACTCGGACACGCTTACCTTCTTGCAGAAAGCCGCAAGCTTGGCCTATCGCCGAGTGTGGGACTTTGCACCTTGGCGTGAGACTGTAACCAACTCCACCTATTCGGTTGGCACAAGCCGAACAATCACGCTTGGCACGAATGTCGAAACTCCTTTGTCGGTTGCCTACAATGATGCCGAGGTTGATCCGATTGACTTGGCAACGATTGTAAGCCAAGACCCAGGCTTGCTTGACGATGCGCGGACTGGCGATCCAGATACCTACCATTTTACAGGCCGAAACAGCAGTGGCGTTGCGCAACTCAACCTATACCCAAGGCTTGCCACATCTGGCACGATTCCTTTGCGTGTTGTTGAGAAGCTGAAGTGCCTGACCAGAACGAACTACATTGTTGACTTTCCTCCATCCACAGACGCTCTTGGTGACGAACTTCGTCTGCCCCACGTTCATCACTTGGTTCTTGCATTGACTCACGCAGACGCATTGGAACGAGAACGGCAGTATGCCAAGGCGCAGGCCATTACGCAGGGAGCAAACTCTGATCTTGCGGCTATGGCTAACTACGAGTTGAGCCAAGTTGGAGGCGTGAAACAAATCACCCCGCAAAGCCTTGGCGAGCTAACTATAGAAGAAATGTTCTCAGCTTAATGGAGGCATTCAAGCGTGCCTTATTATTCTGACAATTTAGATGACCTGCTTGCCATAGCAGGATCACAAAGTTTTGAGGGTGGGCAAGTTTCTGGGATTACGCCCAACCTTATCGCAAACAACCAAGCCAGCGATATTGCCAACATGACCATCAGCCCAAGCGGGAATCTTGAATCCCGCCTTGGTATTGAGTCCATGTCAACCAATGTGTCTGGCGGATCAAGCATACAAGGGATGCACTATTTTGATGCGCCATCAATTGAGTCCTTGTTTGTAGCTTCCAACGGGACTGTCTTTCGATCTACTGCCTCATCCACCTTTTCCACTACTGGCGGGACTGTGATTAACCAGAGTGCCGAGGTTGACTTCTCTCAGTTTAACAACCGAATGTATTTTACCGATGGAAGTAGCAACCTTCATTTCTCAAATGGCACAACAACGTATCGGCAAGGCACAAGTGTTCTTTCGATAACAGTATCAACCCAGGGATTGGGATATACAACTGCTCCAGCCGTAACAATAGGCGCACCCAACATAGCCTACGGAACAACAGCTAGCGCGACTGCCACAGTTACCAGCGGTACAATATCTGCGGTAACAGTTACCTTTGCTGGATCGGGCTATACAACCGCGCCAACAGTTACCATTGCTGCTCCTCCCTCTGGTGGTGGGCATTTTACAGCAACAGCTACAGCCAGCATTTCTAACCTTGTCCCGCCTGCACTTCGATTGGTTAGGCAGTTTACTAATAGAATCTTTGCAGTAGGAACTGGAGCGAATAGAAACACTCTTTACGCATCAGACATCCTTGATGCCGAGGTATGGAAATCAACCAATAGTATCATTGTTGGCGGTGATGATGGAGAGGACATTGTAGCCATCCAGCCTTTCTACGATTACGAAATACTTGTTTTCAAGCCAAATAAGATTTACTTGGTAACTGCCGACCCAACCCAAACAACTGCTGCTGGCTGGACAGTGCGACTACTCAACGACAGGATTGGATGCGTATCTGGCAGGTCTGTCAATTTCGTAAATAAGGACGTATTCTTTTTATCCAATGATGGAATTAGGTCTGTAGCTAGGTCTATTGCTGATGACTTTTATATTGTCGGAACACCAATCAGCGAGCCTGTCAAGAACATTATTGCTAGAATTAACAAGAACTATGTCACGCTTTGTAACGCTGCGTTCTACAACAATAGATACTTTCTGGCAATCCCATTAGATACCGCAATCACACCAAGCCATATTCTGGTTTATAATGCATTGTTCAATGCCTTTGAAGGCTTGTGGAGCATTGATGCTGCTAGGATGGTGATTACAAACTTCTCTTCTGGATTTGCAACAAACTCACAAAAGCTTGCATTCGGAAGCCCGACAAGCAAGGTTGGTCATTACCTTGGATACAAAGATGCGGATACAGCGAATGCAACTTCCGATTACGTTGACTATACTTCTACTGGAACTTACACCAGTTCGGTCACATCCAAGGCTTACGAGTTTGATGACCGCATAGCACAGAAGTTTGGATCGCACTATGAGATCGAGTTCTTTAACTCTGGATCTACCAACGCCAGCATTAGCATGAGGCGCGATACAGACGGAACAACAGTAGGGATAGCCTCAAATGTTGACACGCGCTCTGCTGGTGGAATTACTCTTCCATTCACACTGCCAGCTACGCTATCAGCACAAACCGTAAAACGCATTGCTAACAGCCTGCGATCCTACCAGAAGTGGCGCAATATGCGCATGATCATTTCAGCCCCATCCAAAAAGCTTTCTGTTCGCGGAATTATGCTTGCCGCCAACCCCGACACCATCGAGGTGCAAAAGAATATATGACGGCTATTGAGTACATTGAGCAAAGCGGCGTTCCAGAGGCTATGTGGCCTAACCTGGCTGAGTGGTTTGGCTGGTTTGAGAAGCAGGGCATGGTCGGGATTGTTAGGGATGAGGAGGGTATAGCTGGGGTGGCTTTGGCTAGGTGCATAAAGGATGGGCAAAAGGCTGACCATTATGTGCATAGCGAAGATGGCGAGAATGTATTTGTTGATTTGACTATCTCTTCAAAAGGTGCTAAATCCTTACGATGCTTGCTGTTGCTCCTAGCGGAGCGTTTTGGTCCCCGCAAGCGGATCACCTTTAATCGTTCTGGCAAACCAAGGAGTTACGACTATATGAAATTTATGCGAAAGGCTTTACTCTAATGGGTGGCGGTCCTTCTATTCCTGCACCTCCGCCGCCTCCCGATCCGCTGAAAGCGGCAGAGGCGAATGATCTTTTCTATCGCTCAAGCCTTGAGACTTATATTCAGAAACAGCCAGAAATTGCTGCGCTGGAACAAAGGTTGCGTGAGAAGTATTCTCCTCGCCAGCGTGAACTAGAACGCCAGATGTCAGCCTTGGATCTGCAAAGATCGGCACAGGCTGGATTGCAGGTTGAGCGTGAGCTTGGTCCACAGCGTTCGGTTGAGGCTATGCGCCGTCAATTTGAAATGGCTCCAGAAGCATACGCCACTCAGCGTGGATTGGGTCAGCAAGCCGCACTTCAATTTGCCCGCCTTTATGGTCAATCTCCTATGGGTGCTGTACCGCAGAATGTCCAGCAGTCGCAGGGAATAGGCAATGTTGATTACTTGAGCAATCTTCCAAGAGTAGGTATTAGCTAATATGGCAGCCAAAAAAACAGCAGAACAAATTGCGGCTGAAGCTAGGCAGGCTGCAATCAGAGAAATCAATAGCAAGGTTCCAGGGCTTGCCAATCCAGAAAGATATGTA